AACTGACCCCTACCTCCGAACCTCCCCCCCGCCCCCCCCCCGAAAGGGAGGGGAGTTGCAAACCACGTGGGGAAAGGCTCTTATTTTTTACTTATTTAATTGAGAAATATGTACAGCGCAAAAGAGAAATTAACGCACTTCCACAAGTTGGTTAGCCCCACAGTTGTGGAAGCCGACCTTGCCCTGCTGCACGAGAAAGCACCTCACCTTACCGATTTCACACGCTTCGACCTCTCGCCTGAGAAGAATCACGAGGAGATACTCTTCTTACTTCTCGACCATTGCGAGCACGACGAAATCGTACGTAATCGACGTGAGTTTGCTAATCAAGCAGCCGACGAGGATAATGACAATGACAACGCCAATAACTCTTCTGAAGATGGCAACGAGAACCCTGAGATTCCTAACGCTAATGGAGATGAAAGCCCAGACGCTGACGGTGGCGAAGGCAACGAGGACCCATCGGAAGGAGAGGGTGGCGATGAGTCATCTGAAGAGGGTTCAGAAGATAACGAGCCTACAGAGCAATCATCAGAGCAATCTACTGCCCCTTCAGAGGATAAGGACGATGCTTCTTCTAAGAAGGAGAAGGCGAAAGCAACTCCAAAAAAAAAGAAGAAGAGTACCCGAAAATAGACTGGGAAAACCTTACTGATGCGGATGTACAGATGGCAACCGTCATCTATAACGACCGCATCAACACTTGGCGAAAGATGAAGCAGCTCGACGAACTGCTGGAGACAAAGCCCACCGCACAAGCCGTAGCAGAAATGGCAGAACTGCGCATCCGCAATCTTCAAGCATTTGCCGAGCTGCAATCTTTCAACGACACTGGTAAGTTCCTCTGTAAGCACCCGATACTCTTCGGACGCTCAGAGATAGCCCAGCTCATAAAGTTGCTCCGCACTGACCCAGCCGAGTTCCTCCGTCAGCACAAGAATGTTCTCGACAACATCAAGCGTTATAAGTCGTTCGTTAAGCGCAAGGATCGTAAAGAGAAAAGAGATGCTGATAAGCGGAACCTCCAAAAGTACCAAGAAAAAGAGCGACTGTTCAGAATGGTTCTTGAACAACAAAATAAATAATTACAATGGAAAATAGTATAAAAGTTTTTAATTTGGGTGGTTTACCTACTGCCCCGCTGGACTCTTTTATCGAACTTCAGGAAGACTTTAAAAAGCCTGATGCAGACAAATTATCGAAGCTTCAGATGCTCATCATCACTCGTGGCTTCAAGTATTCATTCAAAGTATGGAAAGATTCTGAAGGTAAGCTTTGGATTATAGATGCACACCAAAGAAGGAAAGCCCTTATTGGACTTCGCTCCTATGGTTTTAAAATTCCAGAGATTCCCTACGAGGAAATTCAAGCATCTAATAAAAAAGAAGCTGTCGAAGAGATTGCAGCCTATAATTCTGAGTTTGCTCAGAAGAACCCAGACACTCTCCTATTCACTAAGTATAATATTAGTGGTGATGATCTTGCTAAGTTCAATCTTGGCTACGAGGTAAAACAAAACGACTTCTCTGTCGGTACAGATAAACTCTTTGCTTCTGAGAGTGACACAACTGATATTCACGAAGATGTTGTTGACACAACTCCGCAAGAGGATGATGAAGTCTTTGCTCGTCCTGGAGATATTTTCAGACTTGGAAATAACAGATTAATGTGCGGAGATTGTCGGTCTAAGAGCGATATCGTAGCATTAATGAATGGACGAGTCGCAGATATGATTCTCACAGATCCTCCTTATAATGTCAATTACGAAGGTGGAGGAGATAGTAAGCTTACTATACAGAATGACTCGATGGAGAATGACTTGTTCCTTCGCTTCTTGCAGTCTGTATTTAATGTTATGTTTTCCATTGTCAAGGCTGGCGGTTCTTTTTACGTTTTCCACGCAGACTCGGAAGGTGAGAATTTCCGTAGAGCTATCCGAGAAGCAGGCTTCAAGATAGCACAGTGCTGCATCTGGGTTAAGGATTCTCTTGTAATGGGTCGACAAGATTATCAGTGGCAACACGAGCCCTGCTTGTATGGTTGGAAACCAGGTGCTGCTCACTTTTGGAACTCCGACAGGAAGCAGACTACCATTTGGAATTTTGATAAACCAAAAGCTAACAGAATCCATCCGACTATGAAGCCTATTGCGCTGATGGCATACCCCATTACTAATAGCACGAAGAATGGTGATATTGTTGTCGATGTTTTCTCTGGATCAGGTTCAACAATTATGGCGTGTCAGCAAACCGACCGTATCGGGTATGGAATGGAAATCGATCCTAAATATGTATCGGCAACTGTACGAAGATTCATGTCAATGTTCCCCCAGCAGCCTATACTGTTAGAGAGAGAGGGCGTAGTCTTCTCTGAAGATGATAGCAAAAAAATAATTCTATGTCAGAATTAATGGAAAAAGAAATTCTTTCAGATGAGTATGTAAATCAAATCAGAACGTTCGGCGCGTTAAATTACACGCCCGAACGTATTTGTCAATTACTTGGCTTAAAAAAAACCAAGCGAGAAGCATTGCTATATCGCATAACTCTTCCTGGTGATATTTATTTCGAAGCTTACCAGCAAGGCCTCGCACTTGGAGAATATAACATAGACGCTGAACTTGCTAAAAAAGCAGAGAAAGGAGATAAAGACTCTATTACTTTGCTTGAGGAGCGTAAGAATGAGCGTGCTGAGAAAGACCTACGTATGAAACTCTTTGGAATATGAAAAGTGAAATTGAGAAGTTAGACTCCATCCACCCTGACCTAATATCTGCATTCTTAACGAATGGAGATTGTGACGGCATTCCTCAAGATGTTAAGCTATTCTTGCAACAGCTACAATGGTCTGCAGAAATATTCGAACACGAGCGTAATATTACGAGAGCAGCTAAGATACTGAAGCTTCGTATTAACGCTGAGCAGCGAATAAAGATAGAAGAGCGCACTTGTATGGCGAGAATCTATCAGGCAATTAACTATTTCCAAGTTGATTGCAATGTCCCTATAAAGGTTTGGGAAAGCAATTTTGCAAACAAATATGAAGATCTTGCTCAGGTCTGCGCTCTTAATCGTGACTATAAAGGTATGAAGTCGTGTTATGATGCTGCTCTTGAGTGTCGTCGCAGATCTTCCGAAATTGCAGAAGCAGATAGAGACTTAGGAGTTCTCTTCTTGATTTCACCAGAGCTAACCCCTGAGGAACTTGGCTTCTCAAAGAAGAGTCTCAAGGACATTGCAGCGAAACACAATCAAGGCTTTTATGTTACGCTTATCGACTCGCTGCCTATCGAGCAGAAGGAGAAGAAGCGACTGCTGCGTGATGCTGACATACAAGATGCTGAAATAGTAGAGGAGATTCCAAATGACTGATGAAATAATAAATAACGAACAGCCTACAGTTGACTTCGAGCATTACTATATGAATCGTGTGCAGCTGTTGGCAAACATCATCGACCCGAATATGCTCTATGCAGAGTGGGCTCGTGCAACGGGTAAGACGGAGGGTGTTATCGTTCCCCGACTTATCCGTGTGACGAATGATATGCCTGGTGAACTTTCGTTCCTTGTTCACAAGACTTACGTCGCCTTGATGACGAACGTCTGGCCTAACATTCAGGCTTCGTTCTCTCGACCTGTCATCGTGAATGGCAAGCAGCGAGCAATGTTAGAGTATGGTATCGACTATGTAGTGGGCGAAGCAAAGCTACCTTCACACTTCCGTCGACCACGCTACCCTATTGCATACGCTAAGCACTCGGTCATCTTTCGCAATGGAGCACACCTCCAGTTAGTGTCTTCTGATCAGCCTGAAAGTGTCGCAGGTCGTAATGCCGTCCACGCTTTCGTCGAGGAGATGAAGCACAACAGCGGAGAGAAACTCAAATCACGCCTCTTTCCTTCCCTCCGTGGTGGTTCAGCTGACATCCGTCGCTCTGCTTACTATGAAGGTGTGACAGGTGTAAGTGATACCGCACGTGTCGACCTTGGTGAAGACGATTGGTTTGAGGAGTACGAAAACAAGATGGACCGACAACTCATTGAGGAGATAGCCAGTGTGTCGCTCGCTATCAATCAGTCGCTCTATAAGCAATTTATGCTTCAGCAGGAACTTCGTAACACGAAGAACCCTGTCACAATGGAGAAAATCAGACTGGAAAATGAACGCCTTAATGCCTTTGTTGCCCGATGGAAACCACGTTTGGCGGATATGAGAAGGAACGCAATCTACTATATCCGTGCTTCATCATTCTGCAATAAGGACATCTTGGGTCCTAAGTTCTTCAAGACCCAGCTTGATACGCTTGACATGGATGAGTTCTTGACGGCTATCTGTGCTATTCGACATAAGGAGGTGACTAACAAGTTCTTTACCACCTACGACCACGAGCGACACCAGTTCAAGGATAGTTACATTTACGACCAGATACTGAAGTTAAACCTCAAGGACCACTTTACACTGACTGCTCGTTATCTTCGTCACTACGATAAGCGTGAACCTCTCTACATTGGGTATGACCCTGGTAACTTTCAGTCGCTCATCGTTGGACAGAAGAAAGAGTATGGTAGTCGCTTCGACATCATCAAGGAGTTTTGGGCTTACATACCCGACGACCAACAGAACCTTGCACAGCAGGTGTATTCATTCTTTGGAACCGATGCTGTGAATAAGGTTATTCATTTATACCCCGACCGTGCTGGTAACAAGACACGTGAGGAATTAGAGCAGATAACTACTGATTCACTGACGATGAAGGCAGCCTTAGAGAGTTACGGTTTTTCAGTTCTTCTTTACAACGACGGCGCGCCAACCATTTACCACTGGCAACAGTTCCGCCTTTGTCAGTTGCTCTTTGGTGAGAAGATTCCTTCACTTCCGAAGGTGCGTGTTGATGAAAATGAATGCCCGAACCTTTGCAGTGCTATCCTTATCAGTCCATTGAAGAAAACAAACGGTAGGATAGAACTCGATAAAGCATCAGAGAAGAAGGAGGAACTCAAGCGAAGACCAGGACTAACAACGCAGCTTCCAAGTGCAATGATTTACCTTTTATATGGTCTTTATTCCGACCTAATCAAGAAAGAATTAAGCAGTTATCCCGATGATTTGCCCGAAAATCTCACTATTTAACGGCTAATATTGTAGCGAACGTTGTTTAAAAAGTGTCTGAAAATCGACAATAACGGGGGCTATTTACATAGGTCAAAAACGTACTTTGTTGTGTTTCAGCTGTTTGCGTTTTGAAAACGAAAAACAAAATTAAACGAACGACGGAAATCACCACGCACCGCTGATTTGAGGAAAAGAGGTGCAACGTTCCAAAAGTTGGGAAATATGACAGGGAGGGATAAAAATCGTCCTTTGTTCCCACAGCGATTTTCAGTAATTTCGCACGTAATGGAGAAGACGATTGAATTGAACGGCATTGATGCAATGCAATGGGCAAGAGAGATAAGCAGAGTACCACAAGGTGACTTCACTATCTGCTTCTTTCCCTACTCTCGCTCACAGGGTATGGCAGGCGAGCAAATGGTTGTCAAGGAACATTGCAAGTACCGCACTCAACTACCAGAGGAGCGTTTCAAAGTCGACTCAGAGAACTACTTTCTCTTCGAGGATCAAGAGGGAAATCCTAAGATGTGTTATCGCATCCTCATTAGGTATATGGGCTTCCCACAAGACGGATATAAATTACATAAGATAAATTGGTTATGACAGATAGTATTGAACTGCACGGCAACGCTGGTCTCTACGTCATGGACGGCAACACCTTCTCCTTTCAGATTGGAGAAGGAAGAGAACTGTCGACGAGCCCAGGGCTACTCGTACCACAGGGTCAGCAGACTTGCCTACATGAACACCAGTGGATGAGTGTGAATGGATACCAGGTGTGTATGCGTGGTATGAACAACGCACTGTGTGAAGAGGTAACGATGGAGATAAAGCAGAACCGCCTGCTGCCTCGCTTGTATAGCAAGGAAATTAAGATGCTGTATGGTAACGGACCTTGCGCCTATATGCAGACAGTAGAAGGTGGTAAGCTACGACGTGAGTACACCGCACTGCCTGCGTGGGATGAGTGGATGAACTCATGGCAAGAGCGTGGTATGGAAACATCCGCACAGGAGTTCGCTAAGACTTGTATCAAGAACTATTACTGGTTCGGTGATTACTTCGTTAAGTGGAGGTTCTCACGTGGTAAGCGTATTGGTATGTTGCCAGTTGCTGGGCTTGAACCATTAGAGAATAAGCACTGCCGTCTTGCTACCACTCGTAAGGATGTAGCATACGATCAGATTAATTATAGCGACTTCAATAACGTAGCTGTAGGACGGTGGACATACGGATTAGGGAATTACAAGATATACCCTAAGTTCTTGTTGTCAGAGGTTGACAACTATCTATTCGCAGCCGTGTCACACCACCGAGAGAAATCAGTCGACGAGTTCTATGGAGTGAACGAAACCCACCAGGGCGCACGTCCGTATATTCAAGGTAGCAATAAGACCGCCTCTTATATTAACTCCTTCTTGCGTAATTCCCTTGCAGCGAAGATACACATCATCATCCCGAATGCGTGGGTATCAAGCAAACGCAATCAGCTGATGAAGCTATGCGAAGAGAATAAGATTCGCAATTCTAAGAAGCAGGACTTGGTTAAGTATAACGGTATCAACATCGGTACTGAATATCGCGAATCGTTGCTTGTAGAGTATATGCGATTGGAACTTCGTAAGATAGGCGACTATCTGAGTGGTGCTGACAACCAAGGAAAGGCTTACTCTTCTATATCGTTCATGGACAGTTCTGGTAATGAGCAGCAGTGGAGAATAGAAACTATCGACCTTAAGTATAAGGAATATATCGAATCTTTGATTTCGTACGATAAACGAGCAGAAGAAGCCTTACTATCAAGTGTTGGCTTGGATGCTTCTATCACAGCAGTTAGCAAGGACGGTGTTATCAGTAAGTCGGGTTCTGATGCTTACTATAACTACCTTATATATATAATGTCGCTCACTCCAGAGGATGAAATATGCGCAGAACCGTTTAATCTCGCTCTTCGCTTGAACTTCCCAGAGCTCTATAAGCAGGGTTATCGTATAGGCTTCTATCGTGAGGTTCCTCAGCGACAGGAAGACGTCGCACCGAAAGACAGACTAAATCAGCAGCAGTCATGAAGAATGTATTAGTAGATATTTTCAAGGATTTTGGTTCGTTCAGTAAGTACGCACCAGGTGTGGAAACAAATATGGATCTGAACGACCTGCTTTCGTCAGGTATTACCGCTCGCAAGCGTGTTGAAACCATTATCACAGCAGAGGTGTTCGATGCAATCGTCAGCAGCTCCGATGAAACACTCACAGAACCCCTACGTTCTGCTGTAGCGAACATGACAATGGCGTCACAGCTGATTTTCGATAGTATCAACCGTAGGAAGAACCATGTAGACGTGTATAAGTACGAGGTGGAAGGTATGAAGCGTGCGTATATGGATAATTACTACAATGCGATGGATTCTGTCATTCAACGCTTGATGTCTACCGAGATTACGAGCGAAAATGCCACCTCTCCTTCTGCTTTGTGGAGAAAATCACGATATTACAAGATTATAGATAGTTGTAAGATAAAGACCACCGAAGCATTCGACTCTATCTATCCAATAGACCTCTCTTACTTCTTCTTCTTCCGTATTCTCCCGTTACAGAAGGAGACGCTCGACGAACGTCTGTCTGCTTACTACGATAGACTCACGGATGAGAATCGTGAGCGTGTAGAACCAATATTGACGCTTGCCCTGCTTAAGAAGACCGTTGCAAAGTCGCTCCGTCGCTTCGATATCTTGGAATTTCCTCCAACTATCCGTAATCTCTTCGACGATAGTCACGCTTCACGGACGGGCAAGGACGAGCACGACGCTGCGCTTGCTCTTGCTGATCGGCTCGACCTCGAGGCAGAGGAACTCATCTCGAATGCAGACACGCTGCTCTCCACAGATGCTTCAGTAGACTTCTGCTCTAATTCAGCGTACAATAATCCTGATGATAATATTATAATGTTGCCATGATGAAGGATGTTGAACTAATATATAAAGGTGAGACTCATAGCATTCCTAATCGTTGGGATGCTATGAACTATCGTCAGTATATCCGCCTTGTGGGCGACTTCCTTCGTATGGCAGCAGGCGAACTGTCCGCAGGAGAGGTTCGGGTTAACTGGTTATGCGACATCATGGGTTGGGATAAGCGCAAGTTTCATTCAGAGGAACAGATTGCTAACCTCGTGGCTATCTCCGAGCAGCTCACGTTCATGTTTCAGATAAGCTATCCTGATAACAATAGCGTGCTGGATGGTGTTGATGAGGGTACTTACGAGTTGTGCCGTCGTGTAGATCCTTATCGCTTGAATATACCACTTGCACGTGTATTGCGCCGTCTCGACTATCAGTATGTAGTTGACCTCTGCTTCTGTGCGCAACTCATCCCTTCTGTTAGGATTGGTGAGCGTACTTATTCAGGCTATCGCATTGAGACAGGATTCGGTATGCTCACATGCTCGCTTACTGCCCTTCAGTACATCGAAGCACAGGAACTCATCGAACGAGGAGAGGAATCGCTGCCCCTGCTTGCTGCTATTCTTTACTATCCAGAGAAAGAGTACCATTCTGAACGTGCACACGAATTAGCTAAGGTGTTCGCTCGATTACCCATCGAAACGCTCACAGCTATATCGTTTAATTTCCAAGCGTTCAATAACTATCTATTCAGCAAGACCTCATTCTCTCTGTTGTCTAAGTTCGTGCATAAGCCTAAGCAGCCTATCACTACCGATGCTTCTGATGCGCTTTACGATCTCTCCAAGGAGGGACTTGGCAACGCAAAGCAGATAGAGCAGATGAACGTACTCACCTATCTGAAGGTGCTGCGCAAAAAAACCATTGATGCAGTTAAAGATATGAAAGGCTTTGGATGGGATAAGTCGAAAATCAGTGAGGAGGTAGGGCTGCCTATCGCAGTTGTTAATAAGATTATATAACACATATAATTCACGGTTCTGACACATATGAGTCAGATCAACGGCTTTCAATAGCCTCTTTTAAAACTCTATTTTTTCAAGATGATAAAGGACCAATTTCTCTACTTTGCGCAATACCCTTCCAAGGAGGGTATCCGTGCTATACTTACGAATGGATCGAGTGATTTCCCTGGTTACAACGAACTGTCCGCCTCTCTTGATCATCTTCCCGATATGTCGCGCATTCCCGAGATCCGCAACTACATATACGGGCAGTCTTTCGATGAGCTGAAGCAGCGCATCGATAAGCTGGTAGGCTCCTTCCTGTTCGTTGATTATGGCGAACTGAACATGTCAGCAGATGGGCGCAACTCCTATCAGGTTACACAACGCATCGCTATCACTGTGGCTAACAAGATGACGAATCGTGCTGATGCTGCTGAATACATGCTTGCCTCTGATAATACACTTCGCCTGCTCTCCGAGATTCATGCGTGGATGATAGCTGATGCAGAAGAGGGCAATGTTGACTGGGTATCTCGTGGCGAGCTCGATAAAGCGGAGTTCATTCCTTTCGTCGCTACAGAACTGTCCTCCGTCGGATGGACACTGATGCTCTCTTGTGTTGCTCCAGACACGCTCTCCACTCACCGCCTTAGTCGGTCCTTTGTTAACAAAATGCAATAAGCTAATTTTGTATCATATTTAAAATAGGACAAACAATGAAAAATCTACCAATGATATCAATCGTCTCTCTACCTCTCTCCGTTGTGGTCAACGTCTCTCAGTTCCTCTACCAGGACTGGGAATTCGCAGTATGGATTAGTGTCGCTGTCATCATCGATACTATTCTTAGTGTGTGGAAACATTTACTCCATAAAGATGCCTCCAGTGAGGCGTTCTGGAGTAAGTTCAGTAAGAAGATCATCATCTACATCCTGTTGCTGATCCTCTCGAACATTCTTGCCAATTTCAAAGTAAATGGCAGCGTTGTCGGAGCAACTCATTGGATAGGAACCTATATCTGTGTATTCATGATGGTCCGAGAATGCTTCTCCTGTGTTGAGAACATTCAAGCCATTTATCCTATATTTCCAACCTCATTCGTCCGTCGACTGAAGGACTTCAACGATAAAGGCGAATATATAAAAAACGACTAATCATGGCAACAGAAGCACAGTGCGCCTTTGCGCGCAATATCTATGCAGCAGCTAAGAGGGCTACTGATATCGCCCCCGAATTCGTCACAGCACAAGCTATCCTCGAGAGTGGATGGGGCAAATCACGTATAGGCAAGTTCAATCTCTTCGGAATAACCCGAGGGAGTAACTGGAAAGGGCATACGGTTCTCACGCTCACTCACGAATACTTTAATACTCCTACTCGCACGTTTCCTGCACCCGAGAAGGTGGTTTCTGTAGTGAAGAGCAAGACTGGAGATAGATGGTACTACACCGTTTATCGGCTTTTCAAAGACTTCGACTCCCTTGAAGAGTGTCTTCGTGAGCATACACGCATTTTGCAGAAACCTTGCTATTCTGACGCCTGGCCCTATCGTAAGAATGCAGAAGAATTCGTTCGTCGCATCTGTGACAACAAGGGGTGCAAGTATGCGACATCTCCTGCCTACCAGCAGCAGATGTTACAGCTGATAAAGATAGTACGTACTATTTGTCAGTAGCCTATGTTCAGTCAGATCAGGTTTAAACTACAGATCCTTACATTCGCTCTTATGCTGGTGTCTGCTGGTCTCGCCCTGTTCGCCTTTATCGCATACCGCAACATGAAGGCTGATCGAGACCGATTGAAGGAGAACCAGAATATTCTCCTTCGCAATGGAGCTGTAGAAATCAAACAGACGAATACAGGGCTTAGTCAGGCTTCAGTTCCAGCGTTGACGCTCCGCTCGTCAGAGTTCCATCAGAGTGGAGATACACTACTGCAAGTGGCTAAGTCAGCAGGGATAAAGACTTCTCGTATTACTGAAGCAGCGACTGCATCTACTACAACTTATGTGAAGTTTAAGACACGGGTCTTTCAGACGATAGTTCACGACACCGTCAGAGATACAGTTACAAGATCTCTAACTACTCTTTTGCCATCACGGCAGCTTCAGCTCTCCTGGAATGACCCGTGGATCTCTTTATCAGGAACTATAACAGACTCCATTTTTCACGGCTCGATAACCTCGGTCGATACGCTCGACATCATTGTTCACCGAGTTCCTAAGCGATTCCTCTTCTTCCGCTTCGGATGTAAGCAGGTACGTATGGATGTCGTCAGTCGTAACCCACATACACAACTTACCTATGCACGGTTTCTTCAACTTATTAAGTGAATGTTTTCATAATGTTTTTTAGTTAATTAGGTTTCTTAGATTGTTTACGATGACGGGGCTGGCGCAGTGATGCGCTGGCCTCTTTTTATATCATAATTTAGCAGTAGATAATTACTACTAAACCGCTGATTATAAAGGCTGTAGTACTTGCACGTTCCTTATTATAGTGTTACCTTAGCAGTACAATAAAAACAAAGAACATTCAAAAAACAAAGATTATGAACGAGCAAATTCAAAGCATTCTAAACGAGAACGGAACAAAGACTTCTAAGATTCAGAAGCTCCTCACCCTCGGACTTACACGCAGACAGGTTGCAGACCTTGTAGCTAACGGAAACTACGGATTCGTGCAGAACGTCTACAAGCGCATGATTCAGGGAATGACACAGGGTGCAGCACAGGCAGCAGCGACAGTTCTTCCACAACTCGACTACACTTTCAACCGCAACTTCGGCATCGAGATTGAAGCTTACAACTGCACACGTGAACGCCTTGCAAGAGAACTTAACGCAGCAGGCATCAGAGTACAGGTTGAAGGCTACAACCATACGGATCACGCTGACCATTGGAAGCTGGTGACCGACAGCAGCCTTTCAGGCAACGATACCTTCGAACTTGTTAGTCCAATCCTCCACGGAGAGCAAGGAATTGAGGAACTTGAAAAAGTCTGCTGGGTCCTCGACCTCTGCAACGCTAAGGTTAACGACTCCTGCGGACTTCACGTCCACATGGACGCTGCAGAATTCGACCTTCAGACTTGGAAGAACCTTGTAATTACTTACAAGCGTCTTGAGAAGGTAATCGACCAATTTATGCCACAAAGCAGGCGCGACAACCGCTACTGTCAGAATCTTACCTCCATTTCAGAAGCAACTATCAACCGAGCTTCTAATATTGGCGAACTCAGAGCAGCTTTTGATTACAACCGCTATCACAAGATTAACCTCGAAGCTTACGTACGCCACCGCACGGTTGAGTTCCGCCAACACGGAGGTTCAACGAACTTCACAAAGATGTCTGCTTGGATTCATTTTCTCGCAAAAATGATTACCTTTGCAAAGCAAGGCAAGGTGCAAAACAACACCACCCTTCAGAACGTTCCTTTCCTTACCGAAAGCGAAAAGTTATACTTCAGATTGAGAACTAAAAAATTAGCAGCATGTTAACAACCTACAGGCTGAAGGATGGCGACAAAATCGTCGCCACCTCTCCAGCTGATTTCCTCCACCAACTTCGCACAGGCAGTCGCTTCGATAGCGAAGGCACAGATGCAGAATATATGGTGCGCTTTGCTCACCGCTTACAGGAACTCGAGGGCTACCTTGTTTCCACTAACAGCCCTGATGCTTTCCTTGCCGACCTAATTAGCAACGGTTTCGTGACCGTTGAAAAATAAAACACGAGGCTCGTTTCTTTGTAGCCGTAGCAGTTTCCGAGCTGTTACGGCTCTTTTATGTCAAGTAAGGTGTATCCATTTCTGAAATGCTCGAAGTGGTTATCAATAGTTATCAAGCTCGTTAAGTTCTTTGAAGAGTTTTTTAACTCTGTTGCCATGGTGATAAAAATCATCATGGCTTTTTAAATGTTAAATATTTAATATTTCTACGATTTTTTATAGTAAATATTTGCGTACTACAAATATTTGTAGTACCTTTGTATTGTCAAAAGAAAACAATGAGTATATGAAACAGAAAAAAGAAATGATGGAGGTAACACCCGAAGAACGGGAACTCCTCGAAAGAATGAGAAATTACAACCGCTCTTTTCCAAATGGTTATCCCGAGCTCTTGTGGGACTTACAACAACTCTTCGACACAATGGTTCGGACACCATACAATTAAAAAAACAAACCTCTCCCCCTCACCAAGGGGGGAGAGAAAAATAAAAACATAAACATCATACAGATATGGAAACAGTAATGACAAAACCAGTAGTGGTTACAGATATGAAAAGAAAAGTACAAGACATCCTTATGGCTGTGTCATGGAGGGATTTTGCTGGAACGTACTTTCAAAAGTCATCTTCTTGGTTTTACCACAAGATGGATGGTATTGACGGAAATGGAGGTGCAGGTGGATTCAACCAGCAGGAAGCAGAGCAGATGCGCAATGCACTTATGGATCTATCTTTTCGAATCCGTCGAGTAGCTGAGAATATTTAGGCGAGGTTCTCATTGACCTTTAGACAAAAGTCTCCCGTCGCCTACGGGTGCATTATAGCCTCTCGTAATACGGGGGGCTTTTCCTTTTACTTTTTGTTGCTTTTTTATTCATTTTTTGTACCTTTGCGACTAATATTAACTAAACCATATTATGAATATGAAGAAATTCCTTTTTACTTCTGTGCTACTTCTCTGCACGATTGTATGTTTTGCGCAAAAACCATTGACCTTTACTAAAATAATTCAGAAAGATGGGCTTACAGCACAACAGTTGTACGATGCTACAAAAAACTGGTTTGCAAGAACCTATGTAGATTCCAAAGCTGTGTTGAAAGATGACAATCCAGGTAAAGAAATTACGGGCAAAGGAAAATTAGTATTTTCGACAAACATGCTTTATGCAGCCATTGAAGGTTATATCGGATACCTTATAGACGTACAATTTAAAGATGGACGCCTGAAGTTCACAATGAGCGACTTCCGACATGATCCCTCTCGAAGGGCTATGTTTGACAACAATTTGGGAGTTCTCGTCGACTCTCTTCCAAAGGATTTGAAAGAGATAGGTATAGATGGCGCAAATAGAAAGGCTGGATACAAGTACTTCTTTAAGAATGGTAAACCCCTTTGCGAAAATGTCTTCACAGAACTTTCATCCAGTCTTGAGAAATTTATCGATCAGCGTGAAGTTGAAACTAAAGATGAATGGTAGTTTTTTGCGTCACGCAAAAATAATTGCGTTATTATTTGGCGGTTACAAAAATACTCCTTATCTTTGTAACCGTCAAAACCGAGAACAATGTTCTCAAACAAGGGCGAGATGATATCAAGCCCCGAATTTATTACTTCGTTGGGCTTCTTTTTATGCCCATATTGCAGACTACTGCAACGAAGATATGGCGGATGCCTTCCATGTGATTTAGCCCTTGTGGAGAAATCTCGGTTTTGACGAACAGGAAGAGCATCCGCTTTTTCGTATCCGTACCCAGCGGTTCTGGGCAATGTCAAAACCGAGTGCAATATGCAACAAGTAATCGAATTCGAGAGCTCTGCAAAAGAACAGCAGTCTATCGGCGTGCGCGCTACGATACAGCGCAAAATCAAGTCTATTAATCTTTGGCTCGACTCAAAGAGTGCTTTTTACAGCCGTATCTGCGAGTTCTCTGTTACCCGTCGTTTGGTGATTAGAGTTAACCTTGTATCTTTGTGCATGATTGTGGCAGCTGTAGCCATCGAGCAGCAGCCTATCACGTCAGTTATCTCAACTATCTGTGCAGGCTACTTAGTTTATCGTATTAATAAATCAGAAAAGAAAGGAGGTGGAAAAGCCACACTAATTTGACCCACCCTGTCAAAGTATTTTAGACCCAGTAAAACGATTTATTATTGACCCACTA